TTGCGCCTGTCCTTAGTAGATACAGAGTACATAAGTTTGTAGTTACGGAAAGGACTGCTGGTCTGATAACCATTCAGCCTGTCTTCTGCATCAAGAGCCATGCCAATCTTTACCCACTCAGGCCATGCTGAGTTAGTGATGATGTAAACATATCCCTCTGTTACAGAGTTAATAAGATTATGACTATGTACATCATCCCAAGATTTATACCTACCTGCTTTATGTAGTGGGTGTTTCTTGGAAACCTCTTTACCATTAACATACATTCTATTAGCATCACGCTTGCGTACTGCCTCTGGATTATCCTTATAGAAAAAAGGTTTACCTGTCTTTGGATTAGTGGGTGTCTGCCCAGTTGCTTCCGTACTTGTACTCACTGTCAAGTCTACATCTGAACTTGAAGTGCTGCTCAACTTCTCGCATACATCGTTGAATAAGTCTGCCTGTCTCATCTTCCTGCCCTTCCTTTACTCGTACCTGAACTTCATCGTGGATGAACGCTACAATCTGTGCGTCCAAGTTTGCTTCCTTGATAGCACGTGCAATAAACACGTACCATGTCTTACAGATTATAGCACCAGCACTCTGTAGTAGAGTATTAAGTGCAGCGTGACTGTGCCTGATGGGAATGATACGTCCGTCCAATCCCTTGACCCAGCCACGTTCATCAGCAGCCTTGGCTACTGCATCCTTAAGATACTTAAGGGCTGGTAGTTTCTTCAAGAACTTATTCTTGATTGCCTTACCTTCCTTCGCACCCTTGCCTATGATCTTGCCTGTCTTCTCATCACCACTACCATACAAGAACCCATAGATAAATGTCTTGGCTTGGTTGCGTGACTCAAGACCAGCAGCCTGTTGATTGGCAGTATGAATGTCACCATTCAGAACTACATCAGCGTAAGCCCCATCGTCATATGCAGCCATATAATGAGCAAGACAACGTAGCTCAAGACCACTAGCATCAGCCCCAAGAAGGCTGTATCCCTTAGGTGCATGGAAGAGGGAGCGACACTCCTTACCATACTCAGCACCAACGCTGGGAACCTGCGCCATGTTTGGATTAGAGTGCGTACACCTTGAAGTAACAGCACCCATATGATTAACTCTACCATGTAGCTTACCATCCTTCTCCATCTTTAGCCAAGCCTGTTTGCCTGTAGCTAGTTGACCGATACGTTTGTTAAGTAGTAGGTACTCACTGAGCATCTTGGCTTCTGGCATATCAATACCAGATAGCACTGTCTCGTCTACCTTAGGATCACCATTGTCAGTGAAAGCCTCAGGCTCCCAGCCTCTCTTCATCAGACGGTCAGCAATCTGCTGGCGTGATGCAGGATTGAATGGGATAGTCTTTGTCTTAGTCTTTAGCTCTATGACTGTAGGCTCAAAGGTATCCTGTAGTGCAGCCTCAATGTCTGCCTTACGTTGTGCTAGTTTACTATACAAAGACTGAGCAGCCTTAACATCAAAGTCAAAGCCTTGCTCTTCTTGAGCAAGTAGTAGGGTGTGGAGTTCAGCCTCTAAGTCTAGTGCAGTCTGACTAAAATTTTTCTCCACAATTTTACGATAGAGTTTCTCCGTAACTGCTGTGTCTTGGATACAGTAGTTGAGCATCTCAGGGGTATATGCTGCAAAGCTTTCGCTACCATTATTGAAGTCACCTTTTAATTCTCCTAGTCTATAGCCCCATGCCTTAAGCGAGTGGCTTCCTATTAGCTTCTGAGGAATGTATCCCCGCTTGTGTAGCTTGAAGTCAATCTCTTTAACATCAGGCCAAATAGTTCTAGAGTATACCAACGTGTCAATGACCTCACCCTTGTAGGTGTAGTCATAGAGTTTCTTCATCACACGCAAGTCATAGTCAAAGACATTATGTCCAATCAAAGTAGTAACCTTATTGTCCATAAAGTCTATGGCTGCTTGCATCTGTGTTGGGTCAAAGGTGTGTACCTCATTAGTGTCTACGTTCCTGAAGACATGACACCATACTTGTGTCACATCATCCAGTAAGTTATCTGCTTCTATATCCCATATGTATCTCATGCTCTGTCTCCGCAGTAGCTGTTAAAATTCTATCTCTTCCTCTTCTTCTTCCCATATGTCCTGCTCTACCATACGCCCAGTATCCTGATTGTAGCGTAGTGCTGAACACAGTCCTGTCTCACCAGACCAACGGTTCTTTAGAACCCTGACCTGACTTACATGGGCGTGTTCCTTATCTTGCTGGTTCCTTTCCAATCCTATTACGATGTCACTAAGCTGACCAATAGCAGCACTACCACGTAGCTGTGACATACTAGTCTGTGCGCCATCCTCATGTCCTCTGTCACCAGACGGACGCTTGAGGTGAGACACTAATATCATGCCGCAGTTAAGTTCCTCAACCAAAGCACGTAGTCTAGTCATCGTGTTGTCAATTAGCCTACGTTCATCACCGCCTTCCAAACCTGATACAACAATACTAAGGTGGTCAAGAATAATGTAATCACACTCACAACCACGCACAAGGTAACGTATCTTGGATAGAAGGTTATCGCTATCAGTACTGCCCCAATGGTCATATAAGAAAACCCTACCAGACCCAACTGTAGCATCAAACGCATGACGTAACTCCTCTTCAGGGATGTCGTTCTGTCTAAGATGTAGTGGTTTGTTTAGTTCAATAGACATAAGACCAAGAGCAGTACGCTTTACGTTCTCCTCTAGTGCTATGTATCCTAGTGTCTGCCCATGCTTGATAAAGTTATAAGCAAACTCTCGTGCTAGTTGTGACTTACCGATACCAGAGCCAGCCGTTAGCGTAACGATCTCACCCTTACGACAACCACCTGTCTTATCCTGTAGTCCCTGATACTGGTAGGGTACTGAGTCCTTGTCATCATTAGCGATAACGATATCCCACACATCAGTACCAGCCACGATACCATCAGGTCTGAATACCTTAGCACCATAGATAGCATCCACTAGTTCCCCTACTCTGTTGGCTACCAACATCTCATTGGCATCCTTGACAGGTAGTCGTACTATCTTAGCCTTGTTGGGTGGTAGGATAGCTGCACATTCCTGTGCTGCCTTCTGCCCTACGTCATCCATATCAAAGCATAGTAGTACATGGTCAAAGGTACTGAGCCACTCAATAGATTTACCCACTGCTTTCTTAGCACTAGCACAGCCAGAGGGTAGGGATACCACAGGCCACTTGTTACCTAGTACTTGCGAGACAGACATAGCATCTATCTCACCCTCACAGATGGTAACAAACTTGCTACCCTCTCGCCACAGGTGTTCACCATACAGGCCAACCTCCTTGAGACTACCTATTACAGAGAAGTCCTTGTTTGGGAAGCGTACCTTCTGTGCCTTGAGCGTACCCTTAGCATCACGGTAGTTAGCAACCTGAACCTTCTGTCCCTTGTAGGTAGAGATGCCGTAGCCCCACTTAACACAAGTGTCGTAGGAAATGCCACGCTTCTTTAGCTCCCTGAACTCTGCGTCCAAGAAGATAGTGTCTTGTGTTTCAAATAGAGACATGACTTCCTCTTCGTTGTTAGCTGGTGTTAGTACCTGACAAGAGAAGCAGTAGTGTTTACCATCACTATACAAAGCGTTGGCATCACTACTGCCACAGTGAGGACAGGCTTCGTGCCTGATAAACTCACTCTCCTCGTTCATCCAGTTCTTCCTCTATGATTGAAGCCATCATGCGTAACCCATCAGCAATCCTAGCTAGGATGGGGTCAGGGTATTTGTCTGCATCATGTATCATATTGTAGGCCATGTCCTCGTAGTCTACTGACTCGTGAAACTCTGCTTCATCTACGAACACAGAAAAGCTGATGCCATTCTTATTGAACTCAGCCTGTAAGTCTACCTCTGATACAATCTCTTCACTGCTGTCGATGATACTCATCGTAGCCACTCCTCTGGTATAGTTCCTTCTGCCCAGACAAAACCATTACGTTCTGCCCACTCACGACAGGTCATCTTAGACCCATCCTTTCTTTTCTTAGCACCCTGAATGGTAGCGTTTGCGTTCTGAAACACAAAGCGAATGTCTCTGTCTGGATACTGTGCCTTGACTGCCTTCATCTTACGCTGGCTGTCCTGTCTAAAGTATCCCTTGAGTTCTACTATCATAGTGTCTAAGCATAAGTCAGGAATGTAGTGACGTTCCACATTATAAGCAATCTTCTCTGGCTCATAAGCATATGGAACGCCACGTTTATCTAGGTCTTCAATGACCCTTGCCTCAAAAGTCCCCTTCGTCATCGGCAGATGTACCCTGTTCATCAAACATAGCGGTGTCGCTTGCATCATCCTTGGCTACAGCAGAGGTGACAAAGCCATCCTCCTCGTCAAACATAGACGCAGCACTAGCACCATACTCTACTAGTTCAATAACCTGTACACCCTTGAGGCGTAGTGATACACCCACTGACTTAGTGGCTGGCATCATGTAGGGTACAGCATCAATAGCTACTGTTACCTTAGAACCATTACCAATCAACTCCTTGCCTGTCATTGGTGTACGCTTGGCATCTACAACGATAGGCTTCTGATAAGCCTTCGTTCCATCACGCCGTGTTAGTACAGCCTTCAGCTTGGTGTTGAATAGAATGTTACCTGTCTCGTTACCAGCTTCATCATACTCTGGTGTGTAGGCAGGGGTAGTGGACAGGAGAGCCTTAAGCTTAGGCTGTTCCTTGACAACTTCTGTTAGCTTGGCCTGTGCCATGCTGTCCAGTTGTTCACACAGTTCTGCTGCTTCTGCTGCTGGTACTGATACCTTGATAGTGTACTGTCCTTCGGGGACAAACTTAGTATCTGGTTCAAATACCTTAGCCCAGAGTGCAGTTCCTTTAATGTAAAGCATATAAACTCCTTTAGCTTTTTCGGTTAAAAGGCAAGAGGGGAACTTTAGAACTACGCAAAGAAGTAGTCTGAGTGTAGTACCTTACGTATGTCTAAGTTACCCATAGCAGGTGGCAGAGGGACATCCTCTGTACCTAAAGTTTGTATAGCATGATCCCTTAGTTCGGTCAACACATCATGCTCCTCGTACATCCTGACAAACTCATCACGAATAATGTTAGACATCCTAGGCATCAGACTACTATGAGTACCATAGCTGTCGTGTACCATAGCAAAGTCTGTCATACCATGACGCTTGCAGGTGTTGATAGTCTTAGTCATAGCAGCAGCATCAAGACTATGAATAAAGTTAGGGCTACTACCAGTACCTGTGCGTCTGCGTGACACAGTGTTCTGTTCCTCTAACATATTTAGCTTGATGATCTCGCCATTGATATGTGTCTTGATACGCTTAGTCGTAGTGTTGTTGTACGACTGAAGCACAAGCCAGCCTGTTGGTGTTATCCATTCCATATGTTTATTTAGGGTAGCATACACATCTCCTATACTCTTGACATAATCCATAACCTTACTTGCGGCTACGATAACATCCCCGATAGCATCCCATACATAGTTGGATAGGTATATACTAGCAGGGAATAGGTCATCCCCAAAGGGATTGTTACCTGTCTCCTTGATCTGTTCTTCCATTGCTTCCTGAATGTACGCACGACATGAGTGCTTAGTACCTGAGTAGGGTACGATCATCACTGGCCTCTTGGTAATCTTGCGGGATACACCAAAGGTAAGCCACTGCTTTGCTATGTTGTGGTCATCCTGCATTACACGGCTGAGTGTCTCGTCTGCTACCTCAGTGTAGATATCCTGAGGCACAGCGGCAGGTAGTAGATTGGTAGCCCTACCCCCACGCTCATCCCTAAGGATGGCTGAGAGGTGCTGTAGGCCGTTGCAACTGCCATCTGCTGACACAGGTAGGGTGGAGAGGTAGCCCCAGCCCTGCTTCACTAGCGCAGAGAACTCAAAGCACCATGCTAGAAACTGGTAGGGTTTGTCTGCCTCCATCCATAGCTGGTTGTCGTATGGGTTGTCAGCTACACGGTGTACCTCATCTGCCATGTCCCATGCCCATGACTCACGCTGGTCTAGTGTGATCTTGTCGTTACCATACAGGTTAGCACCATGAATACACAGCCATCGTGCATCCTCCCAGTTGTTGATGGCTACCCCATTGCGGAAGGTAAGTAGTGACTTACTCCAGTCTGCTGACTGAGGAGAGAGGAAGGTACAGCTTGCATACTTGCGGGAACGGAAGTCATTCTGCCAGACATAATAGAACTCATCATGTCCTGCATACTCTTCTGCTACCTGTAGTGTACGCTCAACCTGTATTCTCTTGCTCACGGTGCGATTGTTATGGGAGTAGATAGCATTACGCTGGCGTGACCAGACTAAGAACTCCTCCCTCTCTGCCCCTGTCAGTTGCTTAGGTTCCTTGGTGAAGGGATACATCGGTAGTGGTAGGTCATCCTTAGCGGGTAGCTTACCCCACTCCTGTCCGTTATCCCAGATAGTTCTTAGTACCTGTAGTACAGGCTTGTTAATCTGCCAAGCCGTATGTTGCAGGGCGTTAAGGCATGAGTACTCCTCGTGTAAGTCCTGTTCTTCTAGTCGTTTTAGTTGTTGTGCTACACTCATCTTCGCCTCACTATCGGTAACTCTGGTATGTTATCACTGTAGTACCCACCACCTGTCACTCCCTCCCAGTCCTTCGGGACTATAAGGCAGGGTGCAAAGCGTGGCTTGAGTGTCTCAGCGTAGTCATTGAAACCCTTGATCCACTCCTCTGTTTCCTTAGTAGCCTTAACTATAGTGGTAGTCTTGGTCTTGCTAGACCTCTGCTTCTGTAGTTCTATCAGTCCTGTGTATCTTACAATGATGTCAATGATACGACACCCAACATGAATACGATCAGACTTACTCCACTCTGTATGCTTGAATCCATCCTTGTTCATCTTGTGTGTCAGGCCGTAGCGTCTAGCACCATAGCCCTTCTTCAGTGCCAGCTTGATGGTGTTCCTAGCTACGTTACCCTCGTCACTGATCCACTTGTCTAGTCTGTCCTGCATCTCAACAGCACCACCAATAGTATTAGCTATGTATAGTAGCCCCTGCCTGACAGAGATACTGTCAACCAGTGTAATCAGGGACAGGTAAGCTACCTCCTCTACATCCATATCCTTTATGTGTCCATAGGTTATGTCTCTGTTTGATGTAGGGTTGTCTATTAGTTCCTGAATACCAGCAGCTACGGCTGTAACAATACGAGATACAATAGCCTGACCATACCTAGTCCTGCTCTCTGCTTTCTTTGAGACAGCCTTGTCTACTGTCCTTCGGTATCTATCAATACCTGCTGTAATCATGTCATGTTCCAGAGATAACTGAGTTTCTAAAGTTCCCCTCATGGTTAGACCCCCTATAGATTACTATTAAGTATACCTATACATCCTATAATAACTAGTGATAGTGTTAGTAGTACCATAAGACCTATAACATTTTCTAGTTCGGTTAGGTATCCGTATAGTGCTACTACTAGCATAGCCATGTAAATACCATAGAGTACAAGGTCTATCATTCCTCACCATATCTTTCTAGCATCCACTGTTGCTGACTAGTTGTCACCAGTACATCACTGACAGGTTCCTCTGTCCACTCTGCTAGACATCCCAAACAAAACCATTCTACTAGTCCATCAACTGCTACTAGTGCTTCTGCTTCGTAGTTGTTACAGTA